ACGTGTAGTCGTTCGGAAAGCCGCACCACGGGCATAATATTCGCGCTTTACCTTCCGTGTCGATCCGAAACGTCGTATTCTTGCGAAACAGCGGTTTACCACAGTTCGAACACTCCGGCACACCGAATACCTCCTATTGTATCTTATCGGCTATCTTTAACCACGGCGCTGTTAACGTACGGTGATACAGCGCGTTATTCGTCCCCATCACATAGATATCGTTACCACTTACCGCCGGCGAAGTACCTGCCAAGATTACACCGCCTAACGACGCCCATTTACCGCCTGATACTGGCCGGTAATATAACGCGCCATTACTCCCACGGACGAATACGTTTGTACCACTTACCGCTGGCGCACTCGTACATACACCGCCTAAGGATTGCCATTTACCGGCGACGCTGCGCCAGCACGCTTTATCTGAACCTATTACGAAGATACAACCGTCGGCGGCTACTACCGGCGAGGATGCGAAGGTTATCGACGTCGGTGGTGGTGTAGGTGTCGGTCCCACCCCGTTCGGTGGATATGATTTCTGTAGATTTGATACTACGCTGTCGAAACCGAGCGATTCATATTCCGACTGCGATGAGTTCGTACCACCCCATACCTCGAAATAATTAACAACGTGGCCGGCGGATACTAACGAATCCATTATCGACTTATAACTCGGCGTGGTCCCGCTCTGTGAGTTTGATAGTATCTGGTTATCCCCACCGGAATTAGCCCACGCACCGGCTAGTATGCCGTTCGGCTTTCCGGACCCTGCGCCCTGTAAAATATAATTAACTTCCGACGGATAATACGCTTCCCATAAATTTTGTATCGTCCCGGGGTCGGTGTATATATCTTTCCATAACCCACACTGGTCGCAGTTATAATTCACATATCCTAAACCCTGGTTTTTTATAACCGTTGGATCGCCACTACGCCCCCCTTCCGAGCATACTATCGGCCACCCGGCCGCCTTCAATGATGCGAGATACGACGTGGAGATGGGACTTGTTATCTGTCCGCCCGCCCAGATAGCCATTTCGATGTCGATGCGCGGCTTTAAGTTAAGCGATTTAATATAATCGCATTCGGTTTTATGCGCACCTGTGTCACTGATTACCAGGTCGATAGTGTTAACGTGCCAGTTTGTTTTAAACCACGGTGCCTGGGTATATGTGGACGGTGTTAGTGATACGCCATAATCGATACTTGTCATTTATTGTTTACCTCGTAAAAATTCTTTAACTATCTGCTCGGCGAGAACCGACGGCGGAACGCCTGCGTGCTCCGCGCAACATAAAAAGATATCAACCTCGGGCGGATATAACCAAAACTGCATACGTCTCGCGCCCTGGTCGCGCATCTGCTTATCGTAATTCAGATACCCGCGTCGGCTTGATACTTGCGCTCGCCCCATACTCTACCTTATATGTATGTGATTAATGATATATAAATATAAAAAAGGTAGGACGGTTATTTCTTACCGTCCCTCTTTGCGATGCGCTCTTTCGCGGTTTCCGTAATCCGGATATACTTAACCCCGTTGTTCTCCACGGAGAACGTGAGATACCCCGCGTCGAACAGTGGGGCTATATCGCCGGGTTTCGGTTTGTAGTACTCCGTTGAGCCCGAGCCGTTACCGCCATCGGGAAAGAACCGGCTGCTCATGCTACTTTCGCCTGTTTCGCTTTCGCTGGTCGCGCTTTTTCGACATTCACGTAGGTATATCCATCGCGTTCATTATGCCCGATGAGTATATCGTATCGTTTACCTACTAATTCATCGAGGTTAACGCCGAAACGTTCATCGACCGACTTGCCTAACATGCCGGCAATTAACTTTTTGAAATTCGACCGCGGCCCCCATACTCTGTTTACTGTACGGCGAACGCGAGCGCCATCGCTTTCGAACCATAATACCACCTTATCCCGCGTCTCGCCTTCTTTCGCAAACGGACCGGTCATCGGCACGTCCTTTATTACCTCATAATTAACGAACTGCGCGGAGTGCCACCCTTCATCGATCATATCGACTTCGGATGGCGCGTCGTTCTCGGTCATTATAACCGATTCGTGGACTATGTTTCTCGCTTCTTCGTATTCACCGTCTACCATTTTCTAACACACCTATTATATTCTTTTTTTCCGTACTTTATTCTATTATTCAATTCGTCCAATCCGAATACGATTACGATTAGGATCATAATCGCAGCGGCTACCCACGGCATGAGTAAGACGTTTATTATCATCCTTACGCACCTCGCTTTATCGCCCATCCTTCGACACCAGCACATACCAGGTAGATTGCCGTTAAGATAACCATCGCGGCTATTAGTGCAATCGGACCCCAAAATAGCCCGAAGGCTAACAAGCCGGCGGTTATAAACGCGGCTAGTAGATAAGTCATTGTATATACCTCACTTTTCATCGCACTGGCAATCGCACGTTTCGCCGTAACACCCGTGCGCGATTGCTAATTCCTGTAGGACCTGTATCAAACGCAAACGGAAATACCCGTCGTCTTTTAGGCGGATATATTCGTTGAGTTCATCATCCGTCAATTTAGCCATATCATTTACCTCAATAGTTGATTCGCCTTAACGATCCCTAGTACTGCCTCGTATTTATCGCAGATTTGCCAATACATCTTTTTACAATCTACGTATAGTTTCTCCGCGAGGGCGAGATCGTGTTTGAGTTCGTCGTTTTCTTCGGCTATATTGCACGATTGGCACGGATGTACACAATCGACACAATATTCCATATCGCCCCTGCCTACCATTATCCTTTACCTCCGGCGTTACATTGCGAGCAATCGCGCAATCCCCATATATCGCAGTTCTCGCATTCGTCGTCCTTCTTTGTTTGCGAGTATCAAGTCGTCAAGAGTCCAATCATCACCGGGCTGCCATGAATCTACCACGTTAAGAAGCCTCACCAGCGGTAAACGGACTCCAAGAAGGACAATCTTCTGATTCTGATAATTCTGATTCGCGACCTAAGAAACAGCGATACATGCTTTCGCCTTCGTGGTTATACCTTAGATGAGAACAGGTTGCACAGATTTTCAATTTAGAAATCCCCCTATCCATTCAGTATATGCTGGTGGAATTGCCTGCGTTAAGTCGTATTTGTTTTTCGTGAGCGTTGGGTGTTTGTTCATCCAATCAATCTGCATAGCATCGCACCAATCGGAATATCTTGCAGAACCGTCACCTCCATGACCGGCAACAGTACAATATCTTGCCTTTACTCGGTCGTAATATTGTTTTCTGAGCCGTCTGCGTGTTTCATTATCGCCACCTGCCGAATATGAACCTATAGGGTTGCCATTTATTACCGCAACGACATCACCATTTTTAATCGTTCCTTTATGTTGGCACCCACACGGAGGATATATCCATACATCGGTTCCATTCTCGAAAAGCCGATGGCGTATCACACGGAGATTAAACATCGTTCCGCATAATCGAAGCGGTTTGATAAGTTTCGCACCGACTACGTTCTCGATGATATATGGCTTTCTTGTTTCGATTAAAAGGTTTCTAGTTTTGCCTAACAGATCGGGATACACCTTACCCTTATTGCGAATACCTTTAGTGGCGAATGAATACGCCTGGCACGGCGGGCTCGCGTGTATAACGTCGAATTCGTTGATAAACGATTCTTCGAGTTCAAAAACATCCGACTGAATAAACTCAAAGGGATAATTCGGTTGTTCTTTAATGTCTACACCTACTACGTCAAACCCTGCGCGGTGGTAGCCCATTGCCGCGCCGCCCGCACCACAGTAGAGGTCCAACAGTTTCATCTTTCTTTCTGTTCTTCACACCGACGTAATCTAATCCAAAAACTAAGTTCGTTGCGCTGACTATCATTTTCTATGACAATACCGCCTTAAACAACAGGACGTTTACAACCAGGAATATACAGATTATTTGCGCGAGGCCGATACCGATTAGTAACTGGGTTATCTCGGATTTAACGTTTAGCTTAGCGTTGCGGCTCATGCTGAGCGCTTCCTGCGCTGTATCTCGCGCTGTATCTCTAGTTTAAGTGTACGCTCGTCGTAGTATCCATAAGATAGGACGCCGAACACATCTTCGAGTTCTCGATCCGATAAGGCGGATAGCCTACCGGACCGGGTTTTTAGTTGTTGATTCATCTATACACACCTTCACCGGATTTCTCCGACGCAATATACTATGTCTTTATAATATATAGGTTTTCCTATGTCTTACTTTTTCATAGTCCACGCCTCACTTTTTATCTACTAGTGTTAAATGTTCCGGTTTGATACACCCATACACGCCGCACGTATTCTTAACATACTTACCTTCCGGGATGCCGTCGCCGTTATGTATCAAATACATCATACGGCGCGCGGATACTAACTTACCATCCGGGCGGCGAAGTTCCTTACGTGTGACGTAGAACTGCCCGTCGCCGTGATGCATACCCTGATATAACCAATGCCGGAGCGGCGGTCCGGTTTCTATTATGTGCGACATAATCCTGTTTAGAATATTACCCCGGTCGCCGCGAGGTACCACCTCTTCAAACGTTACCATGAATATTAGAACGCTGCGAGGCTACATATAGTTTTCCTATTCCTAGCCAATCGCGAATTACCCGCCAATAGAAATATAAAAAAAAGTTATTTTATTATGTTGTAGAGGTATGTTTTATTAGTATTTAGTTTCATGCTCGGATTCGGTGTACAGATATGTACATTGCTCATTTTTGAAAGCTTCTGCCCGCGGTAGAGGTGGAATAGGAAAAATAGTAGAGTGTATAGATATGTACGTTAGAGAGTTGTTTTGTTCACTTTTCTTCTTTACACATACACGGTGGATACATACAACGTTTTTCGACTCTCGTCATATTCGTTAATAAGTCGCCAGATTTTATTCGTATCTCCATATCCTGCCAATAACCGCACTTTTCGCATTTATCGTTAGTCATTTTTCACCTCATTTTTCTTCTTCATACATACAGTAGATAGTTTTGTAATCAGCTGTAAAGTTTAAAAACCAACACCCACCCTCTAATTCGTTCTCGCATTTTTCATACGTCCAATTGCCTTCTTTAAGGTACGGGCAAAACGTAGGAATATTCTCTTTAACTTCTGTTGTCATTTTTCACCTCACTTAAACCACGATCATAATTCCCGTCGCGGCTATAAAAATATAAATCGCGGCGTAGATACTCAGTACTACAACAGCTATCTTCATAAAACGCGGTATAGTCATAACACAACACCTCGCTATCTCTATATGTATCTAAGAGATATAAAAGTATAGCCTAAAGGCCGGGGCGACGTTGTGAGGTGTGTATTTTTCGTACTGAAAATTAGCGCCCCTGCCGCTCCATATTCTAGTGTGTAAGGTTATAAAGTTTCCGTTGCGGAACTTATAAGCGGTATTAGCGTGCATATACGACTAACGTGCAGCTAATGACCGACGACCTAATTATTATTAACGACGCGGACCGCATCGCTTTCACGCGTTGCTGCGGTAAATTACGCTTAATTGACAGAGAGATATCGCATATCGCCCACGTCGAGATAAAGACCCATAAGCACGAACCCGATATCCTCTACGAAACCCACGACTCGCACCAGTTCGCGGCGATATACCATATCTTGGATGCTATCCAGGACGCGGACCGGTTCGCCCGTTCGATAAATGATAAATGTCTACGTGCTGAATTGTTGGAAGATGTTATGATCCGCCGGTTATCGTGGTATGACCTCTTCGGCGTTCTCCGTGGAGACAGCTAACGGCTGAAATAGCCCCGTATACTTACCGCGGATTGCCCCTTTTGGACAAAACAAGAGCGTGTAGCGCACGGTTTTGGAACCCCACATAATACACCCACTAGTATACCATTACGGGGGCCGCATGAGTGGGTGTAAAGCGACCCCACTGGCGTATATCATATAGAGAAAAGATTTTTCGTAGTTGCGGCGGTAGCTTTTTGGGTATTGCTACAAATAATTGTGCGTCAGGATATGACATACTATAAAATAATAATTGACCCAGTGCCGACATTAAACTATGGTTATCAAAACCCATCTTAGCTTCTACAATCGCCGGCGGATCGCCAGGTATAAAAATATCTATAATTCCGGTTTCACACGGTTTTTCAGTTTCGTAAATTATGTCCCGCCGTTTCAGGTTATAACATAAACGTTTTATAAATTGTTTCTCGGATTCTGTTTTAATATCGCCACTCCATCTCGCTTCGTTTATCAACGCTTCTATAAGTTCGGAGTCGCGACTCAATAACAAATTAAACGTATGTTTACTATGGCGTTTCCGCGCGGATTCCCCGTTGAGATATTTAGGAATCTCATAAGAATAACAATTATTACAAACCCAATTATTTGTATCCATTACTTTAAATGTATATCCGCAGCTCGGACACTCTTTTGGTTCTAAACAATTAGTAAACGCCGTAGTCACATATACATATACGAAGATAATTCCATATAAACCAATATAGCGCGCGGAGTGAAAGTAAAAAAAGAGAGGGATTAAAAATATCCCTTAAGGTTGTGTCTCAACGGTAGTAAGTAGCGTTGCGAGTGCGGTAAATACGAACGCCACGAAACCGACTATCGACGTTTGTAGTGCAGTAAGGACAAAAAACTGTCCGATGCCGTTTGCTACGATTACCAGAAAACCAATGAGTAGAATCGCCAACGCAATAGGCGGCATTTGCAAACTTCTATCTAATTTAACTGTCATGTTTCACCTCCTATCTTAAATGTACAAATTGAGTTAATATAATCAGAATAAACGACGTTAACACCGTCGACAGGATAGCGATAAACCATCTAGAATTTCCTGATTGTATCTCCGCTATCTTATTGCTAAGTGTCCCATTGATCTCGCTTATCTTACCGTTAATAATGTCTATAAGCTTCGCCTGCGCGGTTATATACGCCTCGTGCGACCTATCTAATCGTTCGATACTCTCTTTTATAGTTTTTATCTGTTCTTCGCGGAGCGTTTGCCCTCGCGCTAATTCATTACCGAGTTTATCGATATCGTCGAAACATCGTTCTAGATGCTCTACGCGGTACCGAAGGCTATTATTATTCGGCTGTTGTCCGTCTTTTTGGTTTGATGTATGTGGGTTATCCATTTAAGCTCCCCAGTATTGTCGCTTCACTCTGTACGGTATCAAACCGTTTAACTTCTTTCCCGTTTTTAAGGATAATCGTCGTCGGCGTCGTCTTTATATCCCACTGTTTGATAAGCGCCGTACCGGTAGAATTAGTCGTTAAGTTTATTACTGTCACCATATGCGTCTTAGCTATATCTTGTATCGCCGGATTCTGCGCCGCGCAGTATTCGCACCCGTCCTGATTAAAGTAGATAATGCTCATCGTCGGCTTAACGGTCGCGTTAACCGTCCTATTCACTATTATAATCGGACACGGCTTTTCTTGTTTACTATTCGCTAGATTATTAATGGTAATCGTCTGTATAGCAACCGAGAGCCCCCATAACCCGATAATAATAACGAGCGCGATTGCGAGAATCTTTTTTAACATCACCATATATGGATATGTAGTTTATCGTACTAATTCCTTCCTAGTACCTCGTAAGGTTCCGGTAATCATATGGAATAAATAACAACCGGGCGCCTATAGTTGCGGCGCTCGTATTCGCGAGGGTCGTAATCAACTGCGAACAGAATATTCCCGCGTAAGCACCGGAGCCATAATTCCCACCCGACGTCATGTAGCTATTATTTGTCGTAAACGTGGCCGTCGTGTAATAGTCGCACATATACGTTGATGAACTACCGCCCGACACGGTATACGGGAATAACTGCGCGGCTTCCGCAAACGTGCCAGGCATTCGCGTTATCCTCTTTATATACCCACTCGAAAGAGGCGCGGATATGTCCGCCTTTAGGTATCCAGTTCCTGCGTCGCTGTCAAACACATTACCGAGACTAAACCATAGGTTCCCACTTGTCGGGGCCGCATAGATCCCGTCGATAAGTGTAGACGTATTACCCCATAGGTTCTCTATGCCACGATACGATACCGCGTAATCGGCGGTCGCGGGGATAACTACTTTCCCGCTGCCGTTACCCAGGTCGGAACACCCGGACGGCCCATCGAGGCTCGTATACCCCGTCTTCTGTTTAGCGGTCGATACGATGCCGGCACCGATATTCGACTGCGAATCGAGGTTAGCGTACTCGACCATATATAACAACTGGATGGCGCTTAACGCCGTCCATTCTAATAACATCCACCCATAACCAGCAGCCGGCACCGCATCAATACCAGACGCCACGCGGAACGCGGTAAGCGTGGTCGACGTCGTTGGCGTTATGTTCGGTTGCGACCATAAGAACGTACTCGCTACGTTTCCTTCGAACGCGCCGATATAGATATGATCCACGACGGAACCGTACCGGTTAAACGCGGGGTGTAACCTATACCCCTTTCGCGGATATGGGGATATATAATAGTCAGTCGTTGTAGCGCTTGAGTCTGGGCTGGTTATCTTTACCCAGAACTTAGGTACTTCCACCATTACTAACGGCACCGCCGCCGCGGAAAGCGCCATACGCGTACCGCCATCATCTAAATCGTCTATATCACTCCATATCGTGCCGACAGGCGTAAGGTATACGCGCCGCATGCCACCCCAGGGTGTATACGAAGAAAAATCTGATGTATGCGGCGTAACGCCGGTATTAACTGTCATACCAACAGCGTCACCGAGGCGCGTTAACGTCGGTGACGGCGCCGAGACATCGATGCGGACCCCGAATTCTAGCGGCGGCCGTACTGTGTCTAAGTTATTTGTGCGAGATGCGGTTATCATTGTTATACCCCGTTATACCGGTCTACCCATCGACATTTCACGTAAGACGTTGCATCCACGGCCCCGTCCACCTCGACATTTATAACATTTATACCTGGTACGAGAGGGAATAACGTCGAATTAGTGTCGAGATCCTGGAATACTCTATATGCAGCTTCAACTATTGCCGACTGTTGCCCCAGTCGCGTATCTACTTGGAATACGTCGTTTGAAATACCCATCGCATACGTAAATTTAAAGTATTTCTGCGTATTAAAGTTCGTGACAGTTATTGCCGTTGAAGGTCCGTTAAACTCCCATATAGGATATGTGTCAACGTCGCCGGAATTATACACCGAATGATAACCAGCCAGCGCGTACGGACTCCACATTAGTTCGTTTTCGAGCGCATTATACCACGACGGTTCGTGCGCGTGAAATACCGCCACGAACTTACGAAACGTACTGTTTCCGGTGTCGGTGTTTTCGGGTAACGTCATACCCTCTTCATAATGACAATTTAAATAAAGTGTTTTCGAATCCGTGGTTACTACCTTTAGTTTACCCATACCGTGTGTCGGATCAAAGGCGTCAGTAAGCATGCGCAGATTAGTAATAAAATCGGATGCGCTTGTACCGTAAACGACTATCGGTATGGTAACGTCGCGCGGTTCCGTTAATTGTAAGGTCAATTGGTCCCCAGGTGCGTTGTAATACTTATTAACTGCCATATCATATGGGGGCATCCACCGACCGTCTAGACCCTGTAATACGCTATATTTTATGCCGTCGGTAAGGTCGAGCGAACCCCCATCCGAATCTATCCAGTATATTTTTTCAACTGTCATATCTATCCGCCTCCGGTAGTAGTCCCGCTAGTATCTTTACTGCCCATCAACTGACGTACGACGCGTTCTAGCGCCTTTACGTGCGCATCCATGTTATGCCATCCTTTGTTTGCACTAGCTATCTCACTCACCGTAGCGGTAACGACTTCCCCGGCAGAATCGACGGATATGTCTACCTGACGCACTAAATTATCGATATATGTCTCTTCACCTACACCGCGCGTCGGTAGCCGCACCCGTACGTAATCCCCGATCCAGAAATTATAATCGCCGGTTTCTGGTGTTAATATATACTGATTAGGCAGTTCTAATACCGTGGCCGTGACGTTTTTATTAAATAGAAGCGGCGTTACCTGCGCCTTTCCGACCGCGTCCATCTGTGTAAGTATTGCCGCCCGCGTCTGTCCGAGTTCGCCGGACGCGTCGCACATACCCTCGATAAGTCCGTACGTATTTTGCGATATGTCGGCATTAGGTGTATCGACACGCCGGAACATACGATACTCCCCTTCGCCCCACCCGCCGACGATCATTAAATTAGTACCGGGGCGTATTTCTTCGTAATCCAGGTTACTAACATTTCCTAATCGTTCGGAAAATATAACCTTCGTTTCCTTGCGCGGTGCCTGGCGAATGTTAAAATTTAGGTATACCCCACCGGAAACGGGTTGTTGTTCTATCCAGAATCGCACCTCTTGATAGGGGTATAACCGTATCGTGTTATCGTCGTCGCCGGATATGAGCCACTTACACCCGTCCAATACTGATATAAATTTCTGCGTATACGTAACCGTATTGCCAACGTTGTTCGAAACCACGTCGAGCTGCGGCATATAACGGTAAGTATACGGATCGTTGAAAGTATCGTTAACGAGCCGGCCCATAACGGATCCCTGTGTACTGGTTATCTTATCCCACTGGTCGCCGGTGCCTGAATTATGCCCACCGATAAATAAGTGCGTCCAGGGCCCCCACGTCCCGGTTCCGTTTCCGGTATTCCAATCGAGTCCCGTTAACTGGTCCTTCGGCTGGTAATACCCGAAGTGCGTACACGACCACGCGCCACCATAACAATCCGGGTATATCAACTTATCTTGTAATAATATTTCATCGCTACTAAACGTCACCTCGACCGTATCACTCACGCCCGATACCCTGGTGCGTTTGACTCCTGAGATAACACCGTTAAACATCGGTACCGTATCGTTATTGCGCCATATTATAACACCCGTACCCTGAGGATTAAAGTTGCCATAGTTGTTCGTTAACCATGACGTCTCGGTACCCGGGTCTTGATCATCATCGTACCACGTATTAATAAAGTCGAGGGTATCCATCGTCATAACGACCGTTGAGATATCGCAGTATTTAAGCGACATCTGTAAGGTGACCCAGTTAAACACCGGCTCCCGTGGTGAAAAGTCGTAGTTACGCGCCCATATACGATAGGCATTTATTTGTTTAGCGCCTACCATGGCGGCGCCCCACCACCATACTCTAATAACGACTGCATTTTAAGCTTTTTCATTATGGTTTTAACAATCTCATCGCTTTTAATCCCGGAGACGTTGATATTATACACTACATGCCGGCCCTTCGATGATGCTGTACTGTTCACCTGTTGCGATTGCGTTACAGATTGTATCGCCGAGGATACTGCGTCGTTAATCATAGGCTGTAGTTTCGTCAATGGTAGGAGTGCTTCGGCACCCGCTTCGCCGAATATACGCATCGTCGCCTTAGTGGCGATACCGCCTTCTTGTCCGAGTAACCCCTTCGCGGCGTTAATCCCGGCTTGTCCTTCCGCCTGTGGATTAGTAGACGCCGGTAGTTGCGCCCCGTAACCGCTTGAATCTAACCAGCTTCCGAAGTTACCAGTAGCACCGGATAGATCAGAACCCATACTGCCAACGTATCCGGCTTGATCGGCGTTTAACCCTGCTCCGGTTTGTGCGCTCCATACCTGCGCAGCTAACGTCGCTTCCTGGGACTGTAGGTTTTTAAACTCCGCGGTTTGCGCTATCAGTCCCGCGTTAACCGTCGCGTCCGCACTTTCTATTAACTTATTATTTTGATTTAATATATTGCCGAACTGGTCGAGGTGTAACCCCATAGAAGTTAAGTAATTATTACCTAAAACTGTGAGGGCGTCCTGTGCTTTAAATTGCGTATTTAGTTTACCAGCATAGGCTACCTGCGATACTGCTTCTTTATACACGCCCGCGAGTCCGGTATTCCCGGCTTTATAGTCCGATTGCATCGCACCTATTTCTTTATTAATATTATCCGCCGACGTTTTCATACCGACGAGTTGATCGGTTTTACCCCAATCTACCGGCGTGGACTCACCGCGAGCCATCTCGTTTCCACCGTGCGCGGACATTGTACCTATCGCTCCGGCTTTCGTGGCCGTGCCGCCTGTAGCCCAATCTATTAAACCGACGATGGGATCTACAATCATGGATAATGGACTATTCCCGGGTTTCCCTATACCCTGGGTCATACCTTCCCACATCTGCGTATCCTGCGCCTTTTGACCCCCTAAACCTAATACTTGTGCGATTGTTTTTCCATATACGTCGGCCCCGAGTCCGAGCGGCCCCACGACGGACTGACTGCCTACGTTTTGATACCCTTCCGGCCCGTACGACGCCGGCCTTTGCGCGCTCGTCGCTTCCGCCGCCCCGGTTCCTAATTGTCCAGAATCCGTACCCGTTATGTACCCTCGACTTGGATTAAGTATAGAACCTAAGACAGTAGAAGCTACAAAGTGCGTCGGATCGATGGCGTTTACGAACCCCTGCGCTATACTTGTAGGGGATATATTATCTAAAAGGTTAGTGGCCGCACCTACAGTTTGAGTAAGTGCCGGGAGGCCCGGAAATAGTGCGTTTTCGAAAGCCGGTCCCGCGGTCGGGAAAGTCTCTACGTTTATGTTTCCAGCGCCCGGCGATTTGGATGGTGCGGCGTTTAAAAGATTCTCTATAGGTTCCGTAATGGCTTTATATATCGGGTTAGACGTTATCGGCGTTTCGATGCCTAACATCCCGGTGGGGGTTCCCGTAGAGTCCCGAGCACCAGCACCCGTCCAGTTAGGACTTCCCAAGATTAATTGCGCCAGAGGCCCCATAGACGGCGATAATACCTGTGCGATAGTATTAAGGGGGGTGGTTATAGCAGCATATGGGCCGTTAGGATCGAGTAATCCGCCGGGGGTGGGTACCTGCGAGGTTCCGGCCCCGCGCGCGTTCATCTCCGGCTGCGTTAAGCCTAATGCGTTCGTTAACCAATCGACGCCCCCACTCACTACGGAAGGTGCACTCATTATCGAAGTACCGAGCGTATTTCCTATAGTACCCCAATCGACATTTCCTATAGCGGAACCGACTGCGGTACCAATCTCCATAGGTGCGGCTATTAACGCCGTGTTGCCGCTCTTACCGCTCGCTGGCGAGGTAGGATTAAGGAAACTATCTATCCCGCTTTTTATAGCACCCATAACGTCGGAACCGACGCCACCGAGAACCGATAAGCCGCCGCCTAATGTCGTCGTCGTGTCCGCCGCGTTGTTCGGCCCCGCCGCGAGTATCGCCGCCCTACTTGCGTCGGTTTCGCATATCCAGCACTTACCAGTATACCATGACGGTTGCGCCGGATATGATTTAATCGTCGCGTTGCCCGTGACGTTTGCCGCGGTGGCGTTAGCTAAAGTTGTATTACCCGGTCCAAAGTCCGGCGGTATTGTCGCCTGCGCCTTATATCCTGCCTGAACCGACTTGATCGCGGATACCATATCTCCTACTCCGCTAGTGTCGGCGAGGTATTGACCGCTTGGCAGTATAACCCCTGGAGTCGATGTTAACCCAAATTTCTTAGCGTCCGCCGCGCCCGCTGCGCTGGTATTAATATCTAACGTTGTATATGGGATACCTGCGGCCGTTAACTGTTGCTCTATCTGATCGCAGTATTCGCAGCCAGCTTGTCGAAGTACGGTCACCGCTGGCATAACTAAACTACCGTTAGCATTCACTGGTGAGGTAGAGTTACCCGTTACCGCCGTCGAGTTCCCGCCTCCCGGTTGTGTAACGCCCCATCCGGCTTCGGTTGCGTTTCCACCTGTCGATGCTCCCGTGGGGCCGCTCGCAGTCATTGGCGTTGAATACATAGAACCGACGCCTATTAATGCCGCTTGAGTAACACCGAGAGACGCGGGTACTGAGGTTGTCGATAACGGTGTCGTCGATAGCTGGTAACCGATTAAGGCTTGCGTGGCATCCGTCGCCTGCGTCTGAGCGGCGGTATTATCATTCACTGCCGCCGTATTATTATTAGACGCCGCTGCTGGACAACTACCACCGGAACACGCACTCGCGCCACTACCTGCGCCGGCGCTTCCGCTTGCGCCACTCGATGAACCGCACCCGCACGCCTTAGCCGCTTCCGTCGAGGTAGCCGTGGCCGCCGTACTCACTGCCGTATCTGCTATCGGTGTCGTATGCGTCGCTAATGTCGTATTCGTTATATCGCGTTGATCGTTCGCGGTTATTAAAGTTGAATACTGGTCGGTAGATATGCCGTACTGTTGTAAAGAGATGTTAACACTATCTTGTATCTGTGAATTAAGGCTGTCGAGTTGATCGTTCATTAACTTAAGATAGTTAGGGCCCCCACTGAGGCCGCTTAACGGTATCACGGCTTCCGGTCCCGCATCGGCGAGTACGGCCAACATCTCATTAGTAACGATACCGCCGTGCTGCATATACTTTAGTTTCGAGGTATCGAGGTTCGGGGAACCGAGGCCGGTACTAACCGGTTGTCCGGTAGACGGAACGATAGACGTGCCGCTCGGGACTACTGCGGCTGCGGCGTCCGCCTTTGTCTGCTTTACCGATGCGGCTGCCTGATCGGAGGTATATTTAAGGTATAAGAATGCGGCGGCTAATATGGCGAGTTCTCCCGCGAGTGCGACCATAGAACCTTCGGCTATAACCGCCGCGTCGCCCGCGGCCCCAATACCGCCCGCGGCAGTATCGCCGGCTGCGCCTTCGGTTACTAACGCGCCGCTCGCGGTTGCAGATTCCCCGGCTAATGTCGTATCTGCGCCGCCAGTTATTCCTAGTGCTGTGGTTAACGTGGTAAGACCGCCGAGAACGGTAGTTATCGCCCCACTCATAACTGTCCAGGCTGTAGTGAGTATTGGTATTCCCGCGGCTAGTATTCCCACTGCGATACCGACATCCTGAACCGGCTTTGGCAATTTACTAAACCACGTTACCGCGTCGCTAACGATTTTAATAACTGGGGTCATCGCGTCTAAGAAGTTAGATAATATTGTTATAAGGGTGGTACCAAGCGGTGCGAATGCGAGTTCGGCTTTATTCTTAAACTCGTCAAGTTTTTGCCCGAACGTTTTAGTTGCGTCCGCGGTGGAATTTATCTTACCGGGTGAGTTCGCCATATCATTCATTAACCCGGCCCATTTATCCCGCGTTTCCTGGCTTGCGTTAGCAAACTTCTCTACTTGGGTACCAAACTCCTTTATATCTGACGCGGTTACTTTATACGACGGGTCTTTAAGCCGCTCCATAAAGTTATTCCATTCAGTAGCCGCATCTTTACCATTCTTGGCCGCGTTAATAGTTTCGGTATTAATCATAGCTACCGCTTGGCGAGCAGGTATCCCGGCGATAGTCATTTCACCCATCATAAGCGCCGTTTGTTCGAATGATAGCCCCGCGTCTTTCGCAGGTCCGGCGGCTTTAGCAAGTAGCGTCGCTAGGTCGGTAACACTGACGCCGGTATCTGTAAACAATGTATATAATTCGTCGGCTTTACCCGACATTTGGTCGGCAGTAACCCCCCACGCGATAAACGACGACGTGAGACTATCGATATCCGACTTAACATCCGTGCCGGTTATACGGGACAAGTTAAGCATCTGCGTTGTAAAACTTGTAGCAAACGCGTCGGCATTACCCTTAATCTGCGTTAACCGGTCGTTAACCTCACCTATCGCGGTTGCTACCTGGCTAAAGCTTTCGGGTACGTTAGCCGCCACGGTATCAAACCGTTGTTTTAACTCATCGAGTTTCGTACCCGTTGCGCCGGTTACATTCTGTATCTGCGAATAAGCCGACTGAACGTCTAACCCGGACTTTATCGCCGCAGCCCCAATAGCTACTATAGGAACGGTAACGGTGGCGAGTCCAATATTACTAAGATTACCGAGCGATGATTGTAACCCCGAAACCTCGCCCTTCGCCGTCGCGACGGCTGCCGTAAGGCCGGACGGGTCGCCGGTAATCTTAACCATTAATTCCGTTAACGTTGTCGCTACCATTTATTACACCCAATCATCATCCATACCGGGCGGCATCGGCGGGGCGTTCCCACGTTGCGCCGCTTCCCGTTCTTCCGAATCCCGTTTCATATCTTCCGCTTCGAGCTTCAGGTACATCATCCATTCTGTCAGCTCATACGAATCAATCCGTTGTAGCATCTCCCGTACGGGCATATGGAAGATATTGCGCGCCAGCGAAAAACAAAAGCGCCGGAACGTATCTGCTTCTAGTTTTTTTCCGCCTCGTCCTCGCTTCCAACGGTCATGCCGGATAGTTCATTTATAACACCGGCTAACTTATCGAGCGGTGCCGCATTATGGTTAAGGAGTAGTTCCCTATCAAGTTCTTTAAACAACTTCTTACCCGTAGTCGGATCATATGCGCCGAGGATAACGGTATCTGCCGCGGTTTGCTTGGAGGTCATCTTACCGTCTACTCTAAACGTGCTCAACTTAGACAAAGCCGCGCGCTCTAGTCCAGTAAGATTTCGGCATTCTACGGTACCCCATCCCCATTCGCTAACGTCTACTAATTCGCTGCGTACATCGTTCGCGTTTAATATTCGGTCGCGTAGACTCATATTGGAATCTACTTTCGTCGCTTCTTTTTCTACCACGTTTTATACACCATCATCTAATCGTAGATGATTAGGATTGAGAAATACATCGCCCATCCGCGTCAATATCGCCGCGGAACGCTATTGTTTCGTCGGTAAGCCCTTCGATAACCTGTTTAAGCGCCACGCTGTCGACTTTTACCCACATAAACATCGACCAATTAGCGGAGATATACAACTCTAGAGCGAATTGCACGTCGCCCGTAAGTTCGGTTAGGAAGAACTCGGTTATAGGCGCCGTAAACGCTACCTCATCGGGCGCGAAGAACGTGCCGATAGTACCGCTCAACTGGTTAATAACGCGCTGGTTTGACTGATACGGGGGCGCTAGATTAAACGCGGTCGTATCAACAACTTTCGGCTTTATACTCATACTAAAATCGTGTGCGTAGAGTAACGCCGTCATTGACCGTGCCTTACCACTCATCGTAAACGGTTCCTTCGTAGCGTTCGACGTCGACATTGTTAACGTTCCCGTAAGTCGGTTCGACGTGAACGTACCGAGATATCCGGATATCGGCGTTATCGCATACGTCGGATCGAGGACGTAGTTATGCGTCGCCTTAGAATAGCACCCATCGGTAAGTTGATACACTAGGTGCGTCGCCGGGTCGAGGTTCGTCATCGCGGCATTGGTAAGTGTCGTCGTCGCCGTATCTCCGACGTATAGAACTGCGTGGTGCCCTTCGGTGACTGTTGCAGTCATTGTTTTACCACGCCGATTATGTTATGGTTACGGTACCGTTGCCGCTAAAGCTGTAAGTTACGGTTAGGAGTCCTTCCGGAGTGGCCGCGACGAGGATACTATCGACGACGACTTTCGCCACCACGTAGTACGTAGGCGTTGCGCCGAAGTAAATTTTAAGATATAGGTCGCTTGGAGTTGTATACGCCGTCCATATATCCGCCTGTCCCGCGTCATCGCGTGCCAGGAAGCCCTTAGCCGTAGCCTTTAGGTCTTTAATTGCCTGCTTCTGCGCCACATATGTAGGCGCGGAGGCGGCGAATGCGGTTACATCAACGTTTTTACCGCTGAACGTAACGTCGACCGAGTTCATAAAGCTAACGACGTCTGCGGGAGATGCCGTAGCGCCTGCCTTTAGTTGAATCGTCGGCCCAGTCTGAATGCCAGTATCTGCCATATTTTTATTTCACCTTTTTTGTATTCTATCTACGAACCGCGACTTACGGTCCCCGTGCTATTCGCGGTTATACTAAACGTAATCGCATCCTTTGGGGCCGTCTTAATAGTAAAGTCGGTCACGACGACTTGCGATTTAACATAATACGTGGTATAGCCATACGAGAGTTTAAAGCATAATGCCGCCCCGTTGACCACGTTATCCATAACGAGTTTCTGTCCGGTGGTATCCCCGTAATAATCGAAGAAGCCGCCCGCTGTAAAGTTAGCGTCCATTATCGCCTGATCTTTACGTATGTAGGTATCGCCGAACATCGTAGTATCTATATAGTTCGCCGTTTCGGTGACGCCTACCGTGTTTAACAACTGGACGGCGTTTGTATACGCCCCGCCAATCGTGGTATCCACGTTAAGCGACGTTAGCGCCGTGCTTGATATCGCTGCTGTCATATTTTTTATCCCATTCCTATTGATTTACATATGTCTCGAATTTCATAACGCCGTGCCAGTGTATGCCGTCGACGTCGCGCATATCGGTCGACATCGTATTATGTGTCCAGATGTGCGAGTATCCGGACACGGTAAGCGCCGCCCTGTCGAGTACGTCGTTTATATGCGATTGTATCTCTTTGGTTTCTTTTGATCCTCGATACGTCGACCATATATCAAACGTGAACGTTACGCGCTGCGCCATCTTATGAAACATATCCCAGGGTACCTCGGTCGGCGTCCGGATAACGATGTATGGAAACGTGGGGTTTTCCGGCACGAAATCGTATACACGGTCGTCTATGTGTGCCGATAAACTACCATCGTCAACTAACGCCGTTACCATAGCTAACTGAATCGGTAGTAATGATGATCCGCGCGTCATGGTGTTGCCAATTTATCCCTTATACGATCGAGTGCCGCGTCCCGCGATTGCTCAAAGCCTGGTGACATGTAGGGTTGCGCGTCCATCTTATACGTCCCGAATTCGACATACGCGGCGTAATCGGTATGCGGTGCGACATCTACCTCGCGCTCGCTTACCGCTTCGGCGAGTATCGAAGAGCGGAGCCGGCCAGTATCTACCGGACAGAATTCCTTACACGCCGTTTCGATTAGTTTGCCGCCTTCTAAAAGCGCGTTCTGTAGTTTCCCGTCCTCGGCCATCGCGGCGATAATGGCTATCTTTAAATCGAAGTCGGCTCGTAGGAATTCGGAACTTATAAAGCTCATGTGTCGGCCCCGATCTCCTTACAGTATATCCACATAAAGACGTTTTTCGATTGCACGTTCTCGACCTGTAAAACATCGTAAACGTGTTCTTCGTGCTTTATAATGCATTTAGGTGTTATCGTGATATCTTTGCGCCACCACGTAGTTATCGCATACAGCCCTTTAGTTCCTAACCCGCCGGCGATTATTACCTCGCCTTGTAGGAACGACCGCGTTCCGGTTACCTTTTCGACTGCGCCCCACGCGGAACCGATCATCGTTTCCGTCGTGGTTACGCCGCCGTAAGTATCCACCGTTTCGGTTACCTCATAGAAATCGATACGGTCGCGGAACGTGTTAAAGGGCGTGGGTCCGCCTAACTTGGTCATATCAGAACCATAACACGCGATACGGTTGTAATCGTTCGACTACCTTCTGCGGCACTTCGGTTATTTCCCCGCTGTTGAACCACCACGCCGCCGTTTCAGTTATAGCGAGTTTAATATCCGTTGGTACATCTTCGGCGTCGCCATACCCCGATATATACTCGAATATCATCGCATTATTCTGCCGCCGCGGTACATTCCATATCCTGCCGATCTTTAGGAATACGCGCCCTGGTTCACTATATACGTCGGTTACGTATGTCGTGGGGTCCTGTTCGTGCGCGGTTCCGGCCCAATCGTAGGTATAGATAGACGTAATCGACTCGAGTGGCGGCCGCGGTAGTTTAATTACCTCGTCCGACATAATCTCGGAATCCTCGATCATATAATTCCACGTTGTATCGACAAACGAACGGCGCGTCCATTTCTCCGCCGCCTGGCGTGCTGCTACTGCATAGTCGTCGAGTACTACATCGTATTCGTCGGAGTCCATCCTGAGGTATGTACGAACATCAGAACCGGCGACCGGTTCTTCTACCGGTCCGGTTAATAGTTTTAACATCCCCATAGTATAGCCTACGGATGTGGTATAGATATTCTACAAACGCCACCGAGCACGCTAAACTGATACGTAAATGTGCCGCCACCGCCTGTCGTTTCAGCGCCCATATCATGCCAGCATAATAGCGGCGAAGTCGATGCCGTTGCCGTATCCTTTAGTACTTCCATATACCGGAACGGCCCCGCGCTAAAACCTGTCCACGCCACATCGTCGGCGTCGAACCTTAGGTATCGCGTGGTATCGGTTACCAGTGCCGCGGTAGGCGTCGCGAGTGCTTTAGTAAGCACCGCGTAGCCGCCACCGGCTGCGAGTTCCGCCGCTGATACGTCGCTATAGTGTGCGTGTGTGTACGTCGGCGCCGTATCTGATAGTATTACCTTTACGTTGCCGGCGGTAACGTCCGTTACCCAATCGATATTTGTTAGCGCGACATAGGCTTGCGTCATATGAAGCAAACCATTTTCGTACCAATATCCTGATGTTGCCATTTATTAATTACCTCTGAAATATAAATTTTAATGTTGAAGAAGCCGTTTGATTTACCGGTAGCGCGTTCGTGCCGCTTCGTATTGTAACGTAGCGGAACGGCGATAGTAACGGGCCGGCGACGTTTAATACCTGCGTTTCTCCGGCTACTACTGCGCTGTTAACCTCGGTTCCGACTTCGTTGTATAAGTTTACATATGCGCCATCGATAGCCGTGGAAACCTGGTAGGTAATATGTGCGGCTACCCAATCCGCGGGTACGATAACGCCGATATCTTTAGCGCCGCCGCCGAAGTCCTGTGGTGCGGATAAACCGGTCGCCCCCGTTGGTATCTGTACGCTTACTTCCCATCGAAACGTCATCTTATCACCGTTGGAATACAAACGTAACTACGCGGTCTGCGCCCTGCGCTTGCGGTGCGCCGGTTAGCCCGCTCCTAACTTTTACCCATCGCCAGGGTGCGAGGTATGGCTGCGCCGTGTTAAGTGAATATGCTTTACCCTGTGTCGGTGTTGAACTTGGCGCCACTTCCGCACCCGCTTCTGTATACAGGTCGGCGAACGTCCCGCCGTCGGTATCGCATACCTGGAAAGATAACGTCGCGGCCGTCCACGTTGCGGGCATTATAATACCCATACGTGAAGCGCCGCCGCTAAACTCGTATGCTGCCGATAACGATGCGCCACTCGCAATCGTAACCGGAACTGTCCATTTATATGGCGTGTATATCCCTCCTATAGTTAAATAAAAGGAAAGAAGGCTATTACGCCTTCACGGGTTCGCGGTCGAGTGCGTATTTTATGACGATACACGACATAATTTCGGTCTTAGTTCCGACGGTCGACTGTAACCGGACCCAACGTTTAGGGCCAATATACGTAAACGAGTAAACATTATCCTCGTCGTCGCTAGTCGTCATCGTAAGAACGCCCGTAGCCGCGGGAATCTTAGCCTGTGCGGTTAGTTCGGTCGCGGCCCCTGGCGTTGCGCCGTGCGCCCTAACGATTACGTCCGCTGCCGCGCAGATAGCGCCGGCATCTGTAACCGACGTATCGCTGTCGTACAACTGGAATACATAATCGGGGGATGCATCTGCGTTGTTAAAGTTCAGTAGGAACACAACACCCTCACATCCCTGCGTGTCCACGCTTGTCGTAGTAAACGCGGTATTAAATGCTGCCGTGTTCACGCACGACGTAGGCCGCACCTTATTCTCTATCTGTAGTTTATGAATTAAGTCTTTCATTACCATAATATTATTTCTCCGTTTTTTGTGATTCGAAAGACGAAAGCAGCCGGTTTAATTCCTGTATCGCACCGTCATACATACCTATCGTTTGCGCGACTATACGCTCACGTTCGCATCTTAGGTCGCTGATACGGGTTTCGAGGTCTGCTTTCGTTATCATATCTATGCGTCCGCCCATATGGGTATACGATATACAGTACTGCCGACATAGATACGTAGCGCCGCCTGGTTTGAAGCCAGCACGGGGGCGCCGGTAGTCCATAGGGTACCGACGGTTGGATGTGAGTCCAATGAACCCGCGCCACTAAGTTTAAGGGCGGGGTTCGTCGCACCACCGTTAAGGGTCGTAAGACCGGTAACGCCGAGCGTTCCCTTAATTGCGGTGTTCCCGGAAGCGTCCACAGTCATACCGTCGGTAGCGACGGCGAGCGTTGCGGGTGCCGCGCACCCGATGGTGCCGCTCAACGTGCCACTAAGTACGAGCGTACCGCCGCTGGCAATAGTTAGCGTGTCCTTGCTCAGATACACTTTTCTTGTAGCTGTCATTTTTGTTTACCCCAAAGACTACTAACTTACGCGTGGATTCTAAGGCACGTAAACGCGAGATCGTCGACTACAAGCCCGCCGACGCCCATACGCTCAACGTAAAGTGCTACTTGTCCCTTCGTGGTGATCTCATCCCGAATACTGATCATACCGGGGATATCCACGATCTGATATGCTTGTCTCATATCACCGTAGATAACGGGTACGTCCTCGACTGTATATGTAGCCGGAAGCGTTCCGGGTGCGGTCATCGAATTCATATACAAAATAGGTTTACCGAACAGCGTGTCGAGGCCGCTGTTATTAACGTTCTCGTCCACGATGTAACGCCCTATACCGTCGGTCATTCTACGTAGAACTGATTTCGTTTGCCGGTGCATCATCCAACATGCGTTAGCCTGATATCTATCCTGCAACATATCCTGCATACTAATAAGGCAATCCATATCGGGAATCGTAGTCGCACTCCCGGAGTTAGTACTGCGGTCACTACCTTGTAGGAGTGCCGTAGGTGTAGCGCCAACAAGCGCCTTAGCGCGAACGTCGATACCTTCTGGTTGTCCGACGCCGGTACCGGCGATAAATGCGACACCCTCGAGGTATGCGAAGTATTCCGCTACTTTCCGCTGGTGCCACGCTTCGACATCGAATGACGACATACGTGCCATCTTCTGTGTAAGAACCGGCATCGCGTACATCGGGTGGGCCGGAATCGACACCATACCGAGCGTCATGTTAGCCGTAGCCGCTCGCGTCCCTCGTTCGCTTGTCCATCCTGCGAGTGTACCTTCTACCTCGCGAACCATCTCCAGCGTGTCGCCGACACTGAGAGTTTCAACGGCTGCGGCTGCGCGGAACGGATCGAGGATAAGGAGCGCCTCGATAATCTTAGCGCTGCGCGTGGGCGGCATCCAGTAACCACCGGTCGTAAGGTTATCGGATGATAGAGTCTTATATTTCTCCGGGTCCGCGTCCTTAATCTGGTTAACGTATGTTTCTTGATCGAAGTTCTTACCCTGTATAAACCACTTGTAATATGCCTTTGCCCAATCGTTCTCGACGTCCTTAACCTCGGGCGCGAGTCCGCCTTCGGGCGTATTCATCTTAGTTTCGACAGCGGCAATCCGCTCATCGATTGTTCTAAAGTTGTCCGCGAAAGACTCGTATTTGGTATCAATCGTTTTAATACCCTTTTCCAAATCCTCGAGGTAGTTTTCTATACTTTTAGTCTGCTGTTCTTCTGCCATAATTCAGATTATCCCCTTTAACTGATCATTAAGTTTCGATAATTGTTTTATCAATAGTTCGTTGTCCGCTTTCGCCGGCTTCTTAGGCGTCGGCTGTTGCGCCGCGGCTTCGTCGGCCGGTTGTAGTTTCTGTAGAACGCCACCGATAAGGTTATGAGCCTCGGCGATATGCCCGTGTGCGGTCGTAAGGTCGTTAGCGTTGGCGCTTGATAATACGCGTCCCGCTTTTATCTCGTCGGGTTCGGTATCCTTACCGCCTTTCGCCTCTTCGTCGGCGCGATCCGATATCTCCCCTACGGTATCAAACGAACACTTCATCTCGTCGGGTTCGTCGGATTTACCACCCCACTGTAACGGCGATGCCGCCTGACTATCTCCGCCGCCCTTCTTTTGGAGTGCGGCTTCGATCATCGCGTGGAATCGGTTCATATCTGCGCGTGTAAACCCGTTAAGTATGTTACCCTGCGCCGCCCATTCGTGGAGGCGTCGGTGGTATGCTGATAAATCCGCCACCGATTTCGAGTCGACTTCCGCTTTTAACTTCGCCCATTCGCTCGCGTTTACGGCTTTCGATCCTTCTACTTCTATACTTTTTACTTCATCCACTGTAGCCGCCTCGTTTGAGGGAAACGACACCGTCGATATCTCCCATAAATCCAATTCGTTTAAGTCTTTAACGCCGTCGTCTGCGTTGACTGCGTTTTTACCTTTTATTTCGTTATAACCGATACTCGCCGCGTCTACGTCGCCAGCTAGTAACGACTCATATGCATTACGTCCCCAATCGGTTTTAAGGTTCAATTTCGCGCGGTATCGTAGACCGCGTTCATCTTCGGTTATTTTGGTTATCTTACCAATCGGTTTATCAAATTTATGTTGCCATAAGAACTTAATGCGCCGTGGATTTTTTATTGCACGGTCGAACGCGCCACGTTTAGTGCGTTCGTTCTGGTGGTCGATAACGTCGTAAACCGATGCATAACCTTCTACGAAACCCTTCTCGTCCGGTGTCTCGATAGGAACGGATGCGTCTTTATATCTTAATTCGATGTGATCACATCCTTAAAGCTAAAAATTCGGTGTCCGTTTTATTATTCTTCGATTGATTGCATCTCGGACACGCTAATGCAATATTCGATATATCGTTCGACCCACCGCGAGAAACGGGTATTTTATGGTCGATGTGATATTCTGTTAAAAATTTATCACAATAATAACAATGATAATTTTGCAATATGAATAATCCGTTTAGTTCTTCACGTGAATATGTACCCCCGTTGGACTCTTTCGCCCGTCGGTTATGTTTATACGCTAATTCACGATCTGGGTTATCGTGCCGCCATTCACTGCGATATGTTGGATTATTTTCACGCCACCGTTTGCATGTAACGCGGCGCTGTTCGGGGTGGGATTTATTCCATTGTATCGAACGCGCTATTATTTCGTCGCGATGCGCTAAGTAATACTCTTTAAAATAGGTATCAGCGTGCTGCACTACTCAAATATCCTTTTATAAAGGTAAAAAGGTTCCGTTTATGTATACGTTTTTTTAGTTATTAATAAAGTTATTTTAGATTATTCCACGCAGCTAACTCGTTATTCGTTATCTTATCTATCTCCGGGAGTTCTACCTTAGTCTGACACCACGGGCATAGTATGTAATGCGTGCGGCGGTTTGTAGTAATCGGTTTGTTACAGTGTGTGCAACGGATAAACAAGCGATTGAATCACCTCAGTCATATCATATAACTTATTCACTTTCACCGCGCACGGATACGCCTTAATCTCGTCGGCCGTAAATCCTTTCTCGCTCGCGCGGAACCGACGTAATACAGATTCCCACGGGATTAAATAGCAGCGATTACCGCGGCGCCCATAGTTCCGGAGTTCGACGGCTAAGAATCCGCGCCGCCGCGTCTTATGTAAAAACCAATCAATAGTTTCCACCTGGTGCGTTTGATTTAATCCATCTTCTACGGTATGGAAATTAGAGTTAAAATAAAGATGATTCCCGCCGATTGATTTACACTCGACGGCATAGAAACCTAGCGCGCCATCGATGATAATGTCGCAATATTGCTTTCTATACCGGGATTGTATGCGACGTTCAACGAACGCGTCGATATCGTTTGTCGCGAAGTAGTTTCTTATCGAACGAACGAGTAGCGATTCAAAGTTATTTCTCATTATCTCCTACCTCTGGGACTGCATATCCTATCGTACATCGACAATTCTCTGCCTCACCTGGCATCGTCGTACCGTCGGCGCAATCAAACTCAGCGTCATACGCGACCGTTTCCCCATCCATATCTTCGTGCTCCGGACGCACCCTATCGTCTCCGGCAGTAATCCAGCACAAATCTAACGTTGAATCCGCATCACGCGCCTGCGCGAGTGACGCCTGGTTAAACGCGTCGACTGTCTCACTGCGGGCAATAAGTGTCGAACGATAACCGGCGAATCCGTCGTATACATCTGCTATTCGTTTACTCAGCGCGGGTATAGATTCTTCGTTAGCGATACCTTCCTTTAACGCCGCCTTAACCGCTTTCTTCGTGGTATCTGATATCTCCGTTATCTTTTCGGCACCCGTTTCGTCTATATAGTCCTGGACGTATTGAAGCCACGCCGGGTTAGTCGCCTTGAGATACATTTCCCATATCGCTTTCGGTTTTACTTGATACTTCTTACCTTCCTGTGCGGCCCCCCACATATCTTCGCTAAACTTCCACCCGTCGGAACCTACCATTACCCATAACTTTGTAAACGCGGTTTCCCATGCCGACCTATCTATCTTACCAACGTTCGGGACCGCGGCTATCATCGCTTGTTTCTCCGTGGAGAACACGCGCCGTATTATCCGTTCCGCGGCAGCGAAATGACTATCCCGCCGTTTCTCGATCACGCGGCGGTATCGCGCGCGTTGCGCGGGTTTGCGTAGATTATACAAATAGAATCTCCCCGGTAGATACCGCATCGAAACTAAAGAGTACCGCGCCCTCCACGCTCGTCGTAATCGTAAAGTCGGTAACGACCATACCTGCGGTTATATAACACAGGGTACTTGAGAACCCCCCAGGTACCGTTAACGCTACCTGGCCGGCGAGCGGTGAGCCGTTAACTGCATTATCTAATATTAGTTTTTGTCCCGTGGTATCATTATAATAATCAAAGAAGCCGGAAACCGTAAACGTCATCCATCCTAAACTCTGTTTACGGGAGGTATACCCAGGTAATTTCTCGAAATCGAACCCACCTTCTGTTGGTAAATATTTACATATCGGGTTCCCGTTAGTATACGCATTAAACGGTGTTACGTCGACGGTTTGCATATGCATCTCAAAGTTAAGATTATTTATAATTTTGACTGAATCCCGGAACATACCATCGACTGCGGTATCGACACAGAACGGCCCCGCGTACTGAGTGTACGGCGTTAGTACCGCCATTACCACGCCGGCCGTTTGCGTGTGTGTTACCGTAATAAACGTGGGCGCGCCATACGGGCCTACTATATATTCCCCGCCGGCGGGTAGTGGGACGGCGTTACAGGCCCCATCGCCGTAATAGAATACTATCATATCACTTACCACCGCGCCGTTGTAGATATGAACAAATGAACTAGCATCGAGTTGAATATAATCCATACTACTTACCGGCGAATACGTCGGCATCTCGCCGGAGTCATAACTGATATCCTGCGGCAGTATAGTCGTCATGCTGAATCGTCCTCTATTATTGAAATATACAGGTTCGTGTTATCATACGTGATCGTTGGTAGTTTCCCAAAAGAGCGCACGGGAAACGGCCCGAGGGGTATACCGTGATCCGGCGGTATCGCCATCGTGTACGGATAATTGTTTACCAGTATAGTATGCACACTACACGCGCCGATACTCTTTATAAGGATAATTTCGTTGCCGGTGTTGGTGAAGGTGTCAACAAGCGGTGAAAGTGGGGGGTATGTGCAATCGGATGCACCCAGATAATATGGATTTATCCCACTTTGACTCATATTTTGGGTTCGCTTAAACGCTGGCGTCTGATGTGTAAGAAGGTTTAGGGATTCGTGCCACTCAATCGCTTCATCTATAGTCTCATTGCAGTCATAATACTGTATGACGGTAAAATCTAATTTACGCCCATAAATGCTTTGCATCTCGGCATTGATTGCGCCGAGCCACGTTGTACAAAGTTCTTTCGACGTATTAGCGAATTGCACCCCAGTATAGTGACTTGTTTGTCCTGGGATAAGCACATCATACGGAACAGGTGGCCCGGTGTATGGTGTACTCCAGCCCGTATTACTACCCCAGTATAATTCATAGTCAAAGCTCCACAATCTGAGTGTTTGGTCCCATACGCCAACTTTAAGATTGTGATTTGCTGCGTATAAAGTAGGTATAACCGCAACCGCAGCGGCGGCCATGCGAACGTCAAACACTTCAAATACTACTTCGTCGGCGGTCGCTGCCATATCTGAGATATGGGCAGTTAAATCGGGGGACCCACAGGCGGCGCCGGTAGCATAATAATCCAAAGTCATTATCTTTGACGTTAGCCCGCGAAGCCACTGCCAACCAGTATACCGCGGGGTTTCTCCAAAGTATCCAACGATTCGAGAGTCCGCATCTATGATATCATATGCCTCTCCATACGCCGCTTCAAACTGTCCGACTGTCCACCCTACGTGGTCAGAGCCCCCATAATTTTCACCGAAAATGTCTGTCTGTGATGAGAATAGAACGCCAATCCCGTGTTCTTCCGCACGATTAAGGTAAACCCCCAAGGCGTCATACGGCGCGGTCGTCGTGCAATACCCGGTCGGAAATAACATTACGGTGTCATATCCATACTCGTTCATAGCGTCGAACGTCTGCTCTGATAATCCTAAGAACCAATACCGACCTGGAAAGTAACTTATGTCTGTTAAACTGTGGACTCGTCTTGATGGATACTGCATCATTTTATTTTACCCGATATACATTACGCGACTCCCATTGCCGTAACTCCCCGCTCCTGAACATGGGTACTGATACAGCTCCCACGGGCCAGCAAACCCCCCTTCACTCCACATACCACCATGCACCAACGTCCCGTTCGTCGTCGGTGAGTACTGATTCCACTCATCGGGGATGTACGTCGTCAACGACCACTCACACGTTCCGGGGAAGAATGTATAATCATACGTGGCCGATGTTGTAAGTAATGTGTCTATTTCTCCCTGTGTGTTTGGAAGTGAGATTCCGGTATCAATATAGGTGGCCCCGTCGAATCCCGTTGACGTGTTTCCCGCAATACATGAGGTAAAATTATGGTCGGCAATAAAAACCTCCATGTTTGTAGCTTTAAGGTTTAATCCATCCAGTACTGACGTGACGTTGCCGCTGAAGTTTTCAATCCCCCGATAACTCATTGCGTTCGTCGCTGTCGCCGTGTCGAGCGCGTTGAGGCCGTCCGCGGTGCTCGTCGTAAATCCCACTTGGCCGCTTGCGTTGCCGAGACTCGTTGTGTGTCCGGTTAAACACGGTAGTACGCGATGCGTTTCACCGTTTAGGTTTGTAATCCCTGCGCTGAGGCGTGTTTGAAGGTCAAACCCGCCATATTCAAGCAAAAGCAATAGCTGAACCGCTGAAACACAAAGGTAGTCATTTTCTTCCCACTCGTTTTGTACGGCCCCCGCTCGCATTTCTGCGGCAGTTCTATAATATGCAAGGCTTTGCGCCATTACTGGCGATACTCCGGCCTTTGATTCGAGCATAGTCGTAGTGGAGTTATAAAAGCCCTCATACGCGCCTAGGTAAATTTGGTTCTTTGTAACTCCGTTCCTAATAAACGCCGGATGCACTTTCCACGCGCCAACGCCTGACGGAAGCGAATCAGCACCAGTCGAAGAGATATACCAGCAGTACGTCCCTGCGGAATACACCATAGCATACCAGAACTTCTTTAGCTTGACCATCACCTGACCCATGTTTGCTACGTCGGTGTCGGTGTAGCAGCGGTCGCCGTCGTGACCCTGCGGACTGCTATCATTGACTCCGCGTGTCGCTGTCTGTGCGCCGTTGTCCCACAGGTTACACCTTTTCATTGACATCCACGGGTCTATCGCGTTGCATGCCGCTACTCTGGTTGCTGGTGTTAAACTTCCTATCGAGTCCGCTGCTGGGCACGAATACGTGTCAGTCGATTGAACCCATTGTAAACCTACTACTGTCATTTTATTAAAATCTCCTATTATTCGTAAGAACGCGCGGCGTAGGATTCGATATCGGCCGCCCGCGTTTATCCCATTGCCGTTGCATACCCTTAATCCTGTTAATTATATCCAAATTAGTTTCGGGACCGTAGATAAGGATACCACCGTCTATCGACGCCCCTGCGTTTATCACTGATCCTGGCGTTATGGTTCCGATTCCACCACCTACGGCGTCGCATACTGCGGCTATTATAGGATTCGCTTCGATAAGGATATCTATTATGGCGCCGATGTCGCCGCCGGTAACGCCAGCGGTCGCGTTGATAATAGCACCGAATGTAAGGAAGTTTAGAGCGCCGCCAACGATTGCCGCATCGGCAGTAACAACCGCGCCGGATATAACTATAGAGGGTACACCTTTAATTACCTCGGCGGTAATTGATATCACGGCGCCTAATACCGTCGTACTATAAACGCCTTCAGCGAGTGCGGCATCACAGTCGATAAGCGCGCCCGGTATGATGATATTCTTAACTACCGTTCCGCCAAGTATCGCGGAAGTCGCATCAATATTCGGCCCGACTATCGTAGTATCTGAACCGAACGCACCACCAACAACGGCAGAAGCGGCATCAACTTTCGCACCCGGTATGATAATATTATATGTACCGCCTACAACCGCCGTTGGTCCGGCGTTAATAACCGACCCCACGAGTTGGATATCGCCGCTTATTGCGCCACTAAGAACCGCTGCGACTGCGCTAATCGTCGGCCCTACGATAACAAGATTAGAGATAACCATACCGCCAAAGATAGCAGATGCTGCGTCTATCTTTGGCCCCTGTATTGTAGTATCATAAACAACCGTACCGCCGACTATCCCCACGTTGGCGGTTATCATGGCACCGCTGATTGTTATTCCCTTAAGGATAACGCCGCCGATTAAGTCGCTCGCGGCGTTAATAACGGCCCCTACTTTAACGACATTATAGACAATAGAACCGCCGACTATCTCGGCCCCCGCGTTTATGATAGCGCCCGAGATAGTAACGTCCCCAGCTGCCGCGCTGATAACACCGCCGACTATCTCGACCGCGGATTCGATGATAGCACCAGGAACGACGATATATTCAGTACCGCCGATTACCTCAACGGTGGCGAGAACTATAGCGCCGGCTTTCGTTATACCGACTAATGACGTGCCGCCGACTATTCCAGTATCTCCCGCGCTGATTACAGCGCCGCTTACTACTTCGGAACCCGCACCACCGACTATCGCGGACGCGGCAGTGATATTAGCGCCGGAAATAATAATATTAATAATACCCGCGCCGCCTACGACTGCTGTATCACCAGCGTTGATCGTCGGTCCTGTTTTAACCGTATCATAAACGACAGTACCGCCAACGACTGCCGTAGGGCCGGCACTAATGACGGCTCCGGCTACCGCTCCAGATTGATTATCAATAGTACCTCCAACAACCGCGGCATCACCGGCGCTAATCGTCGGTCCCGCGATTATTATGGAGTTATATCGCCACGCCTCGGTAGCTTGTGCGAGCGCGACGTCGCCCGGGGTTAAAAGGGTGTTATGATAACGATAAAGGTATAGTTTCTGGTTAAGACGATACCCCGCGTCGGAGCGGTTCCCTATATGCGCGTCGTATGTTGCATCGGCCTGCCACCCTGTCGGTCTAGTACTAGAACCGTCGTTCGTCATTGACTGCGCGGTAGAGTTATTGATATAAACAAGCGGGATACTTGGCGCGGTTATCGCGTAACCAATCATATTCCACGCAATGATGACGTGGTAATACCCCGCCGCGGGGAAACTGTTTGATGGCGTATTCCATATACTAGTCCTGGAAGAAGTCGAACCGGTGCGACTGACATAGAGTCGGTGGTTCGTTGTATCTACATAAATATCAAAATATCCAGTAGTGCCGCTCTTATCCCATAACCTCGCGGAGGCGTTCGTATCCGCGTTGTAATAGAAGATAAACTCCCATGTTGCTATCGTGGGGTTATCGATAACTGTCCCATGCGGAGTTAATAGCGTGGCCGCGTTGGCGCTATAATTCCAGTAGTCCGCCCCACTTGGCGCTACTACCTGCCGGTTTGAATCGGCGGTTCCGTTGTAGGTAGCCGCACCGATGCCGTCGTTCGTCTGCGTCGTCGATGCTTCGCTAAAGTCGTATTTAACTTGACAGTTAGCTTCATAGATTCGGGCGATATCGGCGTTGTAATTGTCGGTCAGATACGCGCTGGAGAGGATGGCATTATGCCAGCGGAAAAGTGTGAGGGTGATATACGTGGCGCTATCATACGCATTACAGTTTCCAATAGTAAGGTTATATGACGAGTCATCTATCCACGACACCGTCGTGCCTTCAAAGGTGACGCTCTGCGCGACGTTGTTTATTATTATGACTGGAGTATTACTGTACCCAGTCATGTCCCACGTTATCTGAATGTCATACCAAGTCCCCGCAACTGGAGTAAATGCACACCACCCGTATGGCCCATTTGATCCTACGGCCGTGTCACGTTCAATATATAGCTTGGAACTGTAGTAGTAACACTCAATGCCCTGAAAACTGTCATTCGCACCCCCGTCATCCTTCGAAAAGAATACGGGGGTCGTATTTGCCCCCGCAGCATCCCATCTAAAAAGGATTTCCCATGTCGCAACCGTTTGATTATTTATCGCGGGGCCGTGAGGCACGCTAACATAATCTCCAACAGCGGTTGACTTATTAGCAGTAACGCCCGATTTAAGGGTAACATTTTTAGCCGCGGTGCCGGTGGCGTTGTACCCTGCGCCGGCTAGGCCATCGTTCGCGGCCGCACCAGATGTCCATACGTCGTATTTAAGCTGGCAGTTCGCTTCGTGTACGGTCATTTACGACCCGGCGTATTTCCGTCGTATCTCGCTTATTAACCGCGTTAACTGTTGTTCCGGCGGTAATACCGCGGCGGGTGCGGCTGCCGGCTCGGGTGCTGGCGGTTCCGGTTGCTCACCTACCGGCGTCGACAGTATGTTCGAAGGTTCTAACCATATGTCGCAATCGTCGCGGTTCTCTAATCCTAGTAAATCCCGCGCCTCGTTGACGTCGACGATACGATTAATCGCGAGTTGTAGAACCCATTGCGCTTTAGAGGTTATATCTTCCTGTAGGGCGCTTACGTTCTCTTTATCAAACGTTAACTCTAAGTCGTCGCCGTATAATGGTACGAGCCATCCATTGAATGCATCCTTAATCTTATCCAGTAAGGGGAATACGGTTTCGGTAAATAGTTGTCGCTTTGCGTGGTCGAGGTTCTCGTATGTCGCACCCTCGGGGTGGAGTAAAACATAGGGAACACCGAACGCGACCGATACCTCGACAGCCGATATATCCATTATCTGCGACCAGTCCATATCTTTCGCGGTTTCGGATAACGGCGCTATCTGATTAGCCTCGACTACCGCCATCTTACCAGCGTTAGACGGTCCGACATACTGTTCGTCGATAACGTTCTTTACCTGCTCAATCTGGTTCTCGCTAAACGGCTGATCGCCAGTAAGGAATACGTGCGATAAACCCACGGTGTTCTGTAACTTGGCGAAATTCCACTGCCGACTGATATTGTTTAAGTCAATACTACGCGCTGCCGCCTCCGCTGGCGCTACACCGTCTAACTCGTTAACGGGGTCAACGAACATTATATGCAGCACTTCGTCGGCGTTAAATTTCTGCGGTGGTTTCTGCGGATCGGGTTTATACTCATAACGAGCTATCGTCCGGTTAGGTCCGGGGATGATATCTACCAAATCGGGCCGTAGGATACTAAGTTCGTTATTCGGTTTCGCACGGTATACGAAACAATTACCGGCTAGTTCTAGGTGAAGTATAATAGTTTCTAGGAAATCGTGCTGCGATTGCTTAGACGACGACGGGTTCGGATTCTTCCATCGTTCTTCGAGCGGCGAGTTATCGACATCTTCCTGGTCGCCACTAGCGACGTTACGCATAACGTCCCACTCTATCTCGCTAGAGGTATCCACTATCTTACGCACCGCGCGGTATATCCACGGGTTGCCGCCGTATCCCTCGGATGCATAATCAACGAATTGTTTACAGATACGGAGCGGTTGCCCCTCTACTATCGTTATCGCTTGCGCGGACGGCCACCCTCCCGAGTTAACCTCACGCGCTATTAACGTGGATAACGCGTCCTTCACGCGGTCGCGCATCCGTCGTTTCTTTGTAATTGTATATCTTGGCATGTTATAATCACTTGATAAAATAATAAGTGTGCCAGTACCAGATAGCGCACACTAGGTAAAAACCCACGACTAGCGCAGCGGCTACTATCGTTTCCTGGCGAAACGTCACACCCTTATATATATATCCTAAGTTTAAGGTTTTTTCGTTTTACTGCCTACCGCGTCAACTTTCGCGCCTTTTATGGTGATATCTTTTCCTTCATCGACGACTTCGATAACGATATCTTCGTGCTTCATATGCATTATATCCCCGACACTTTCGCGCGTGACTTGTCCATCCATATCGTTCTCCACGGAGACATTATTACCTGCCACCTTACCATTACGTTCATAGGTAACTACTTGTCCTTTCTTAACGGTAACGATACACGGCGGTAGGTTTCCCTGACATACCATATACTTACCATCGGGAACTTCCCAGTATAGGTGTTCGGCGTCGGCCCACGAATGCTCGTAATACTCCGTTCTATCAATCTCTTTCCCGTCTTTCCGCATCTCGAAGATACTAATAGGCGGGCGATTAACTCTTACTCTTAATTTCATATTTTGCTTTTCTCCTATCTGTCGGATTCATAACCGCGACAACTCGCCGCGCCTTCCGCATATTCATTACTACCTGGCACACACTTGATCGGCTGCGGTTGCCGGTTGCGTTCATTAGTTCATCAAGTGATAACGCCCCGTTACTGAGCGCCGCTTCGATATCTTCCGCTAACGTCATCGTATGATTATGTGTCCTTCAATAGCCAGCGATATAAAGAACCCTAACGCCATCATAAACGCCGACCATATGACAAACGTTAACGCCGCGCGTTTCGATGCGGGTTCATCGGCGGTATCTTCCAACGGCACGATAACGCGCTCCATAGGATGATCCCATTTCTCCATTATGTGATATCCCCGCCGAGTGACTTCCACGCTCCGCCTATTGGTTTGCTGTATATATCACCCGTGGTACCCTGGACATATGCAGTAGTACCTACCGCGTCGGGGGCGCCGGCGACGCCACCCCCCATATTATCCCACGCGCTCCATACACCTTTAGTATACCGCTTATGATACAACGCGCCCGTAGTCCCGTGCGCGAATACGTCGAGCGTGCCTGGTGCTATTGATGTTATCGCCGGGGAGTAGTTTGTTACCCCGCCGAGGGATACCCACACCCCCCACGTTGCACCATCATAATGTCGCCACCATACCGCGCTATCTGATCCCTTAACAACCATGTCCATATTTGCCCCGGATGCACATACCGACGGTGCGCTGGCTACCTTTACCTTCGTTGGCGTTGGTGGTACGGGCGTCGGTGTAGGAGTCGGCGATATCTGACTCTCGTTAGCAATCGTCCACGAATCGCTAACTAATCCCTGGGTTACGTAAGCTGTAGGCATCCACCCCATACCACCGCTAAACTTACCGAACGGTGCACCCCACCCTTGACCCCACGAATTAAGCGTCATTAAGTACCCTGGTTTATACCCGAAGAACATATTACAATGTCCGCCGAGTTCGTCGCCCGAGGGCATATCGATTATTCCATCGCGGCCCACGCTCTCATACTGGTCGTATACGGGGAACCCGTAGGCGACTGGAAGGCCGGTTACCGCTAAACACGTTTGAATATTAAGAAGTGTTTGCGCCGCGCCGCTGGTACTATCCAACAAATAATAATTAGTACTCTCAGCCTTAACCGCGTCACTAACTGCCTTAGCCGGTGGCGTGTTATCAAACTGCGATATGTTATACGCCCAATCCGTTTCGGGTGCGACCCCATTCTTAACCGTCGCTTGTATGCCATCCCTTATATTACACCCATTATCGCCAGGGAAGTCGCCGCCGATAATCCGCGCATCACGATAGACGAGCAACCTACAGCCGAGTGTTGATGCGCCCGCAAGTTTAATCTGACACGCCTCGAATACCGACGTTGTACCGTGTGCGACACACGCGCCGAGTTGCCCCTGATCCTTAACCGTCGAAACCAGGTTTGATAAGTCGACTGACGTAGGAAGCGTCATCGGCTCAACGCGCACATGGCGCTCATATCGATAATCTCTATGATCTGGAAGTTGTCGCTTCCACCCTAACCCATGTCCTTTATCTGTAACTAATTTCATTTTTAAAAAAACTCCTGTATCCATTCGTTTAACGACTGTTCGCCTTCTTTCGACAACCACTCCGTTAGTATATGGAATATAATGCCGTCGTCCGTTTCGTCTTTAAACCACGGGCGACGCGTCCGCGCCTCGTTTATTACTTTTACCGTGGTATCTGATATTGTTATATCCATTATTTATAACTCATATCCTGCGGCGTGTAGTTTATAGAGTGCCTACGTTGCTCGCCTATGATGCGTTCTAATCGTGCTATCCGCGCTTCTAATTCTGCTACGTTACGTTCTAACTCTTCTTTTTTCGTAATCCCCACACTCCGTATAATTAAATAGTATCTCGTCTATGCGGCACCATACGAGGCCGCCCCCGCGACCATACCACCTACATATCTCACATTTCCGCATTAGATTCGCACCGTATGACATACCGCGCAACGGAACGTACCTTTCTCTACCGGTTGTACTCGCCGACAATACGGACAAAACTTCTGGTCAAATATCTTCGTCGTTCGTCCGTGATCGTCTTGCGGCCCGTTATATTTGACTGTCACTTATTATTCCTCCACCGATAACATGCACGCACCGCGAGAAACGCATTAAATTCGCGCTCTATCTCAAACTCTTTCGTCTTTTTATTATAGCGGTGTATATGCTTCGTTTCTTTAAACGTGTACTTATCACGATCAACATGCATGATGTAACACATATCCGGCCACTTATTCGCGTCGTCGCCGTGCCGCTCCATATATGCGCCAGCGTATGCGGCGAGTTGAAGTGTTGAAGTATCGTATACCCCCGCACCCGTTTTGAAATCTATAAGCGCGATCTGCTGCTCGCCGTCGTACTCTTGCGACGCGATTAGGTCGACCGTACCGCCGTACTGGTGTATATGGGAACATAAGCGCTCTTCTACCTTTATCGGTTCAAGTTTATTATCTGCTATCCACTTATCGCAGTTCTCGTAAAGCGTGGCGTATTCATCGCAGAACGCCTTATCGTCTTTCGTGGGGTCTAGTTTCGCCTGTAGGGCATCGTGGATCGCCGTACCTGTGTCGCCCCGGGACCGCATGATAATATCCGGATACCCTTCCGCCGCGTCCGCCAGTAATTCGATATCGATAGGCCGCCCTTTCTCGAGTAGCGTATAATAATCGTTGCATAGTTTCTGTTTTCGTGTCGTTTGCCCCCATTTCTTTAGACCGTATCCTTTATCTAAAATGCTGAGGATGCCCGTAACCCGAGGGTAATGATGCCCGTCGCAGTCGTATGAGGCGGCGTCATAACCACTCATGGTATAACGCCCCTCACGACTGGCGGTCTCCCTGTCACGGATCCCCCACGCCACTTATCCATATTGGATAAGAATGATAGATTATATGTGGTCATTTAAAACCTCGCTTGGATAATCGGTATTTCCACTAAACCATCGTCTAGCTTTCTAGAGTTAAAAAAATCGTTTATTTTTAATATTTGGTGTTTTGTAATATTACTTTTAACTTTATTATGGTGCCAACAACACGCCACCACGTTACCAGGTATATATCCTAAAGAATTATCTACGCGGTCGAAACCTAACCTTATATCTGAATGTGAATTATCTTTATTGAAACATTCATCTTTTTTATTATAATAATAGCATATTGCATCTTTTAATATGTTATACGCTTGTCTGTCTGTAAGCGTCCATTTTAACCCGTTATACTCTGCTCTTTTGCTTGATTCGCGTATTTTGCATACATACGGCGCGCACTCAGGACAATATATCTTCGCTCCGTTATTCGCATAAAAACCCATACCACATAAACGGCATATTTTCCTACCGTAACGATACGAACCCCCACAGGTCCGTTGTGGATGTCCTTTTAGGTTACTCGCGTTTGATATTATTATTCCTTTACAGCCGGGTCGATTACAGTTACATATACATTTCCAACATGCATTCCCTTGACGGCTTATACCTGCGAATTCGATTACTGTTAATGTGCCGAATTTTTGACCTACCAAATCTTCGAAATTACCAGCGCGATCTTTTAAGGGGGTCCCTCGTACCACGCGTTGCTTTTCGATTGTTCGAATATGTAAACAATTATCACAATATGTTTTCGGCACCTTATAATATGAAATTATTTCATTATTACACGTCGCACATTTGGATATTAGCGGTTCTAATCGTTCTCCGTGTAAACATTTCGCCCGCCCCTTTAAACGTTGTATTCTCCGAGCCGCTAATTTTTCTTCTTTAGTAAAATATTTTTTAGCTACCATTTAGGATATCCACCTAACCCTATCCCGCGGCCCTCGCTGTTGTAACACCGCTATCGCCCCGGCTATAGCGTCGAGTTGATCGTCGTGCCCATCGGGGTACGTTTCGGCTTCGTCGAAAAACGAAGAGATATAATTCCCTTCGACGAGTTTGATATTTCCGGCTTCGGCGTGCGAACTAACGATTGATATGCGCGTATCCTTCGGGCCTGTCGGACGGTACGCCTTAAATACATGAGAGGGCAACACGAATCGGCGGAAATAATCAATCTGTTGAACGCCGCTCGCCCCTGGTTCCTGCTCCATGACGACCGGTATATGTTGGCCGTCCAATGATGCCGTTTGTTTGACCAAGCGCTCCGTATCCTGCGGTGTCGCGCGCGTTCTACGGACGTCGAATATATAATAAGTCCCATCTTTTAACCCCACTTTAGCGCCGGCAGTATAATCCGGGTCTGGATTTGAGGGCGTCTCCGGCGTCGCTGCCATATCCCAGTATCTAACTTTCCACGCATCCGACGGCCCTTCCTTTATTATTTCAAACCATTCGCGTTTAAAGAACCCGCCACCGTACACCGCATCCCAATCGCCTAAAAGTAATTGCCTACGCGTTATCGGATCGAGATTACTCAATGTATCGCTATATTCTTTATATGACAGATGTGGGTTATCCCCTAACCGTGCTCTAATGAATCGTCGATTATGCTGTGCGCCTTCTAATATAAACCGCTGCTTAACCCATTGGTGGCCTTTACTACCTGGGTTTGAACTAGCCCAAATTCTAAGAGGTACATCATCCTCGACCGGCTTACGGTTCCTCGACATTAACCAGGTATACTGTTTTTCTTCGAACTGTGTAAGTTCGTCAACGCCGATAAAATGATAATTTGCTCCTTGGTACTGATCACGATCTGCGTCATTGCGAAAGTACCCGAATTTTAATTGCGCGCCACTAGGAAACGTTACCATATTATCTATATGATCCCAGTGTATTTTCATGCCGTCCGTCCATTCGTGCATTAAATCCATTAGCGCCCCTGGCTGCGCCAGCATACCATACGTCTTTCGAACAAGTAATGCATTATACGTCGGTTTCTCTACATACTGCAATGCGGCCATAAGTAACGCCACCGATTTACCGCCGCCGGCTGCGCCCCCATACAGGATCTCGCGCTCCTTACTCTTTAGAAGGACTGCCTGTTTCGGTGTCGGAGTTATCGGTATGTATGGATTCTTCAATATCGTCGCGTAGTATAATGCCTCGCTTCTTTCGTTCGGCGAAATACTCATCGATTCTTGCATTAATCACGTCCTTATCTTCGGTAACTTCCTGCTTTATCTCCGCTTTATCGGCCACGTTCCAATGTGGAAACCTGCGGCGTAAATATTCCTTAATCGCTTCCGGTGATTTATCCTGATGTGTTACCCACCGACCAACGGCGTTTATCTCCGCGTCCGCATCCGCTTCCTCTAGTGCGGTGAAAAATAAGAAATATTTACCTTTACCTTCTACCATACCGCGCTTTATCCAGTTGTCTACTGTATCCGGATGCACGCGCGCGGCCCGTGCGGCAGTACTAATAAAATTACCTTTGCGGACCAAATCGATGATTAATGCGGCACGTTCGTCGTTAAACTTCGTTTTACGTCCCGCTACCATTAATTATCACCCTCAACTATCTTCGGCAACCCCTGGATAAACAACTTAATCCACGCGATATCCTGCGATATCTCGCCGATAATGATATCCTGTTCGTTGATACGGTTCGTGAGTGTAACGAGTAAATGCCCGACTGCGGCACGTTCGTCGTTATTCATCGGCGCTAAATAACCCCTCATTCTTATCGTCTATAGCGTGCGGCCACGTTCTCGCGATAACGATTCTATTAATCGTGCCATCCTCATTCTTGATTATATACCCAATGCGCCCAGGATAAAGAATATCAAGTTTATCAAAGTCCTCGTCGTCCGGATACACGACGCGGAATAGTTCTAACGCGTGCCACCGTTTCGGCTGTTGCGTTAAACTATCTATCTCTGAGTTTATCATTATACACCGTAACGCAGTAATGCAACCGGTCCGGATTTATCTTACCTAACATTCTAACTTTTGAGCACGGGTCCGCACTCCACGATTTAATAACATCTGCCTTAGCGTACGTGATATCAATAAACTCGACGCTGCCGGTAGCGCAACCGTCGCACATTTTAGGTTTTAAATTTCGTTCGTCGTCCATTCTCTCGCCTCTTTAAACAATCGTCACACCGCTGTCGCATATTTGGGTTTCCAGCGGTGCGTATCGTTTGCCGCCCGTTACGATGCTGGATGATATACTCCCACGGTTTGCCACAATCGAGACATACGCGCATCTCAGATTTTCGCATATTTCTCCACTCGGCAATTATCGCACGTTTCGCGGGGGCGCCCTGTTACCTTTATCATCGTGCGACTATCATACCACGCACGTATTACGTCGAATTCCTTGCCGCACTTCGAGCATATCATCGTTTCATATATCGGCGGTCGGTTCGACTGACGTGCGGATATACCCCCGCGTTTCGTTCTCACGCTACCACGCCCTCGATAAGAAATGGTGGCACGTCGTACCATTCGGTGATACTAATATCTCGTTATTATCGCCAAGTAATGCGCCTGGGGGCATATAGTCATGATCGGGAAATAAGCACTCGCGAAGTACGTCCTGGTCACCGATTATTAGTCGCGTATGATCCACCCTGGCGCAGAGTTCGCACCTAATACTATTGTATATCCATCGCTTCGGAGGGTCGGAACGTGTAGTCGTTCGGAAAGCCGCACCACGGGCATAATATTCGCGCTTTACCTTCCGTGTCGATCCGAAACGTCGTATTCTTGCGAAACAGCGGTTTACCACAGTTCGAACACTCCGGCACACCGAATACCTCCTATTGTATCTTATCGGCTATCTTTAACCACGGCGCTGTTAACGTACGGTGATACAGCGCGTTATTCGTCCCCATCACATAGATATCGTTACCACTTACCGCCGGCGAAGTACCTGCCAAGATTACACGTGTAGTCGTTCGGAAAGCCGCACCACGGGCATAATATTCGCGCTTTACCTTCCGTGTCGATCCGAAACGTCGTATTCTTGCGAAACAGCGGTTTACCACAGTTCGAACACTCCGGCACACCGAA